GAAGGAACTAAATTCACTTTTCGTGTGCCGCGGTGGCATATTAATAATTAATCTTTTACATTTACCATTTGCAATTTTATTAAATTTTTTTGCAATTTCTTTGTGATGTCTACCTTGAATAAACTCAGGCCACATCTCTTTAACAAAAGCCATAAAGTCATTTGATATCTTTTCAACCTTTTCTTTTTTTTCAAAAGAATTTTTTAATCTTTTTAAGTGTTGAAGTTCTTCGTAGGATAAATGTTCGGTAAAGTCTTTTCTAAAGCAGCGTAAGATTTCTTCTGGTAAAGCGTTCATAAAAAAATTTTGCAGAATTTTTTTGGATTCTGTTTTCCTCTCGTTTCAAATTTACCACAGATTTAAGTCTAAAACAAACTGTATAGGTGTATGTCTTGGGACCCCTTTTGCTTTTGGGGTGGGTGGGCCCATCGTTCGCGAGCCTGTATTGGTTTTGGCTGGGACCCCTCGGGGTGGGTGGGCCCAGAGTTCTCGAGCTATGTAGTTATTGCATAGGGTATGGGATTAATCCCATACCCTATATGTTGTGTCAAGTGTTAATTAATATTTATATCGCGCCAGTTCCTTTCATTCCAAAATATGCGAGCAATCCTATTACTGCAATTCCTATTAAAAATAATATTGTAATCATTAGGCAACCTCACTTGTTATCCAGACTTTGCCCACTGCACATCTATAACCAAGCTGGTCAAGATCATAATAAGTTATATATCTAATCTTATTATTTAGATCCTTTACAACCCTGCTTTTATCTGTCCATTGAGCGCGTCTAGTTATTTGTCTAGTATCCTTGCCGTTCTTTAGCTTCGGTCTAGCTTCACCATTGTGGGTGTTAGGTCTATAAGTTATTATAAACTTTTGACCTATGTTTAGTTTGTCAATCATATATTATCCTTTCTATGTTATGGGATATTATGTCATATCCCATAACATTAGTCAAGCGTTAATTTAAGTCCTGTCCTATGGCCTTAACATTATTATTCCAAGCTATTCCTATTACTTTCAACCGCTGTCCTAATTTTTCAATTAGTTCCGCTGGCATCCCGCTTTCCATTACATCAGAAATCGCGTCTTCTTTTAATTTTAATAGCTTAACTTTCTTTTTGCCTACTGGTGTTTTTTCTGCTTCACGCTCCGCCAGTTTTTGCGCCCAGCTTCTTATCTGCTCTTTACAATCCTCCGGAGTTATCCTGTTAGAGCTATAATTATCAAAACCTATTTTTTCATCTTTTTTAAATTTATAATCTAGGTTTTCTTTTTGCTCCGCGGTCAGATTTTTAGTGAAAAAAGTTCTGGCTTTTTTCATTGCTTTAACGTGCTCCGCTTCTGCATCCTCTAACAGGTTTATTATTTCAGTCGCGCCTATTTTATCTGAAAGCTTTTTTTCTGCGCTTTCAGTCATATCCGCAACTATTTTACGAAGAGACAAATCCGCCTCTTCAATCATTGGCGCAAATTTAGATTTTACTTTATCTTTAAAATGCTCCAACTGATATTTAGTCATTGCTTTCATTTGTTATCCTTTCTTTTATTATGGGATTTTATAACACTATTAAAACATTAAGTCAAATGTTTATTTATTTTTTTTTCTAGGGGAGGGTGGGCCCCGAGGTAACAAGCACAACTATAAGTTGAAAATAAATTAATTATTTATTTGACAGCTTATGGGATATTATGTTATAAGTAATTTAATTAAAAGAAAGGATAATAATATGTCAAATGAAACACTACAATCAATCAACCACCTTGATAGCTTAAAGGCTGTTAAAGTTGCGATTGATATGGATAAAGTACAAGATAAAACAATTGATATGCTAGTTAAACTTGTAGCAACTATGGATGGAAATATGAAGTTATTAGCTACTAAAGTTTTAGAACTAGAAGAGAAGCAAAAAAAAACAATAGAGGAGCTTTCAAAATATGAGCGATCAAAAAATTGAAGCGCTTGAAATTGGTCTTTACGAAGACTACCTAGAAGAGCTTCAAAAGAAATACTATGGCGGTATCAATAAAGTTTTAAAAGAACCTTGGTTCACTAAAACAGATGCTGAAATAGAAGCAGAGGCAGAAAAAAAAGTTAAAGAATTTATGGATCGCAATTCATAAATAATCTTGCGCAGGGGGATCTTACTTTTTTAAGTGTACTCCGCCCTGCGCCTGATCCCTGATCCATAGGGTTATGCTCACGGGGGCAATAGCCCTGACGGTTGACAAAGTTGCAACTTACCTATGGATCTGGGATCAGTAAGCGTCGCGCGATAAAGTAAAATGCGCTACTGATCCCTGATTCATTAGGTAACTTGTGTTTAAACAAAGCTAGCACGCCTGATGGATCTGGGATCAGTTGTCTAGTGTAGGTTGTACAATTTACCTTGGCTACACACTCAACTGGTCATTATCCAATCTAACTGGAACGCGAGCGCAAGCTCGCGAGCCGGGGGGGAGGGTGGGCCCGTAGGGCTCAAGCAGGCTGGATATAAATCCCCGGGATAATGACCCGGGACAGCTTGACAAATAAAATTAAAAATGTATTATGGGATATTATGAGAATTGAGAAAGCAAAAGAAATTACAGGCAGCCTGAGCAAGCCTTCTAAGATGCCTGGCCACGCTTATGGTTTACCAGCTAAAGAATGCAAGACCGGCGGCAAGCTGCAAAAGGTGAAGGGCTCGACTTGTTACGGCTGCTATGCATTAAAAGGCTGCTATGTTTTTAAAGTTGTGCAGGCTGCACAGTATAAAAGACTGAAGGCCATCCGCCACCCGTTATGGGTCAAAGCGATGACAATGCAGATAGCAAATAAAAAAACAAAGTTTTTTAGATGGCACGACTCCGGAGATATACAAGATCTTAAACATCTTGCAAAAATTTTTGAAGTTGCAAAACGAACGCCGGACATTGCTCACTGGCTGCCAACGCGTGAAGCGTGGACGGCTAAGTATCAGGACAGAGCGCCGGAGAATTTAAAATTGATCTTTTCTATGCCGATGGTCAATCAGGAAGCGGCGGGGGGCTGGAACTATACCAGCACCGTCGTAACTGATCCAAAAAAGGCAAGCTGCCCCGCTCCCAAACAGAATAACGAATGCAAGGACTGCCGGGCTTGCTGGGATAAGAAAGTAAAAAATGTTGCATACCTTGCTCACTAATTCCAAGCCCTGTCCTTTATCCGATAACGGGGGAAAGGTGGACTCTCGCGCGACTCCATCCGACAGGGTTTGGAATTAGTGAAAGTGTTTAAACATCCAAAATATTACGAAGAGCTGCGCAAGATCCGCAAGCAGTTCCTGAAGGAACAAGCGGACAAGCGAGCGAGCG